AAGAGTTGAGATAGATAAAATAATATATGATAAGATGGGCGACACTAAGATTAATCCTGCAAGTCCAGAGCAATTATCTATGTTAATTTATGGTAGTAAATTACTAGATAAAAAAGGTTGGATAGCAGAGTTTAATATAGGTATAGATAAATATACAAAGAAGCCAAAGAAAAGACCTAAAATGGGAAAGCATGAGTTTATAAAAACCTGCATGATGTATTTAGTTCCTATCTACAAAACAAAAGCAAAACAGTGCACAGAGTGTGGTGGTAAAGGTTACATACAAAAGTATAAAGTAAATGGTGATAAATATAAAAACATGTCAAAGTGCCCAGTATGTAAATCAGAGGGTGTAACTTATTCTAATACAAGTGAGCGTGCAGGGTTTGGTGCAAAAGCTCAGTTTGTATCTGATGCATCTGAAGGTGGATTTAAAACAGACAGAACTACACTACAAAGATTATCTTCACAAAGTGAGGACTTAAATAATTTTGTTAGTAAAATAACAAGATATAATGCATTGGAAACATACTTGTCTACATTTGTAGATGGTATAAAAAAACATGTAAAGCAGGATAGTTTTTTATATCCTAATTTCATGCAATGTATTACTAGGACAGGCAGGTTGTCTAGTCGTGACCCTAACTTCCAAAATCAGCCACGAGGCGGAACGTTCCCTATACGAAAAGTAATAACATCTCGATTCGAGAAAGGTAAAGTAGCGGAAATTGATTTTGCACAGTTAGAGTTTCGTACAGCAGTATTTCTAGCACAAGACGAGCAAGGCATGAGAGATATAGAAAATGGCGTAGATGTGCACCAATATACTGCTGATGTCATCGGGGTATCTAGACAACAAGCCAAAGGTCATACCTTCAAACCTTTGTATGGAGGTATGTCTGGAACTGAGGATGAAAAAAGATATTATGATGCATTTAAAGATAAATATAAAGGTATAACTGCATGGCATGAAAAATTACAAAACGAAGCATTAAAATATAAAGTAATTACATTACCAACTGGCAGACAATACGAGTTCCCATCTGTAGAACGAATGCCCTGGGGCGGCACAAGTTTTTCTACACAGATAAAAAATTATCCTGTGCAAGGATTTGCTACTGCAGATATAGTTCCTCTCGCTTGTATAAATATACAGGAACTCGTAGATAAACATAATTTAAAAAGTATGCTAATAAATACAGTTCATGATTCTGTCGTGGTAGATATACATCCAGATGAGGAGATTACTATGGTGCGTCTTATGAGAGAGGGGGCTTCAAATGTTATAAAATCTTTAAAAGATACATACGATATTGACTTTAATGTACCATTGGAAACTGAGGTTAAGATAGGTTATGATTGGTTAAACTTAGAAGTTGTAGAATAGCATTGACAGTGAGTGTCAATATGTTACAAATAATTATAGATAAATATACTTGGAGGTATATATGACTGAACTACAAAAATATGATTCCTTGTCAAAGGAAGAAATAATGAGACTGACAGGTCAAGAAGATGACTCTGGTTCTGGCTCATTGGTATTACCAAAACTTGCTATAAACAGGATAGGTGAAGATGATGATGGCAATAAATTAGATGTTGGAACATACTCTATTTATGATACAGTATCTGAACAAAAAGTTTACAGCAGAAAAACTGGCAATAGTCCTGTATTGTTTAGGCCTTTTATAAGAGGCTATCAATATATGGAGTATGACCCAGACACAAACACATATCCAAACTTTTCAGTAATTTTTAAATCATGGAAAGATGAAGCTTTAGATATGTTAGGAGGTACAAAATGCGGTAAAGTTCCTTTTAAAGATATAGAAACTCTGACCAATGAAGAAGCGGCCAGACAAAAAAATATTAAGTGTTACACTTTAGCATATGGATTATTAAATATGCATGCTGTAACTGGTGCAGGAGAAGAGGTAAACGTAGAAGATTTACCTTGTTTGTGGAGAATAAGTGGTATGAATTTTAGACCAGTAAATGAGGCTATAAAGAGTATCAAAAATCGTGGTAAACTTATTCAGAATACAAATCTTCTTTTGTCAACAAAAAGAAAAAAGCATGGAACTAATGTATATTACATGACTGATATCTCTATAGATGACAAGGTAGTTGAATTTAGTAAAAAAGATTTATCTACTATGGAATTGTTTGCTGAAACTATTAACGAAGAAAATAAAAAAGTCGTTGAATCTTGGAAGCAAGCACAGAAATCTAAACCAGTGGCTAATGATAAGGCCTCTGAACAGGTTATGAAAGATGTATCACCAGAAGAGGCACTAGCATCCTAGTGTCTGATTTTATAATAAATCGTGTACAAATGTTTTTAGCGGAGGCCAATAAGGCCTCCGTTAACGTTTCAGACCAACTAATTGAAGAGTTTGGTGAAGCATGTAAAGATGCATTTAGAAAACAGTTTACTGAAAAAAGAGAGACAGAATTTAGATATAGAATGTCAAATGTAGGCAGACCATTATGTCAATTACAAATGGAACAAAGTGGTGCTGAAGCAGAAGCAATGCCATACAACGCAAAAATGCGTAATTTATTTGGTGATTTAATAGAGGCGGCGGCCATAACAATAATGTCTGCATCTGGTTTAGAATTAAAAGATATACAAAAGAAAACACAATATAAATTTGATGATAAGTATATCAATGGCACTATGGATGTAAAAATAGGAGATAAGATATGGGATATAAAAAGTGCTTCACCCTGGTCTTTTGAAAATAAATTTGGTGAAAGCGGAGGTTTTGAAACATTAAAAAATGATGATGCATTTGGATATCTAGCTCAAGGATATTTGTATGGAGAAGGAGAGAAAACTGATTTTGGTGGGTGGATTGTTATTAATAAATCTACAGGAGAATGGTGCTCTACAGAAGTGCCACCAGAAGATATATCTAAAAAAGAAATAGTAGATAAAGCAAAAGAGAGTATAACAGCACTTGAATCTAAACAAGAATTTAAAAGATGTTTTAGTGATGTAGAAGAATCTTTTTACAAAAAGCCAACAGGCAATAGAGTGTTAGGTAGAGAGTGTAGTTTTTGTCCATACAAAAGACCTTGTTGGGGTGACCAATTACAATATCTACCACAACAACAATCTAAAAGTAAAAATCCAAAATGGGTTTGGTATACACAAATTAATAATCCAAGAGTAGATGATGAGAACGAGCAGTCGGAAAGCTAAAGGTAGAAGACTACAGAATTGGGTAAGAGATTCACTATTATCTGTATTTACAAATCTAGATGATAATGATGTTATGTGTGCTATAATGGGAGAAACAGGGGCGGACATTAAGTTGTCCAACCCTGCTAAAAAATTAATACCATATTCTTTTGAATGTAAAAACAAAGAAACATTTAAAGGTATATATGATATTATAGCTCAAGCACAGAGTAACGCAAAAGCATCGGATGTGCCGATTGCTGTAATTAAAATGAACAAGTTTCAGCCACTAGTTATTGTTGATGCTACACATTTTTTTAACTTAATAGGAAAACAAAATGAAAGATAATGGTGTAATGAATATTAACAATAATATAACCATAACAGTTTATCCTGCAGAAGGAGGTTTTGGTATTGTTATTACAGAACCTAAGTTTGTACCTTTTACAGAAGAAACAGGTATAGCTTTAACTATAGCTCATGGTATGGTAAACATGGCATTAACAGACCCTGGCACAGTGTTTGATGAGGGTGTAAACGCATTAGGAAAATTAGATAATGAAGAGGCTGTTGATAAAAAAGTAGATATGACTGAAGTAATTAAAGAAAAAAAGAGTAAGTTAAATTAATGAAAACACAAATAAAAGAAAATAAAAGTACAGACATTAAAAAATTAAAACAAAATGATTTTTCTATAACAAAGTTTTCTAAAGATTTATCTTATGGTAAAAAGCATGAAAAACTTGTAATGAAATCTCTTGAGAAATATGAATTAAAAACAGATAGAATGGCACATAAAACAGGTAATGTATATGTTGAATTTCAATCAAGAGGTAAAGACAGTGGTATAAAAGTTAGTAATGCAGGAACTTGGATATTTAAAATAGTTAGTGCAAAAGATATGCATTTGTTTTCTATACAAATACCATTATCAAGATTAAAAAAATTAGTTAGTAAAGATTACAGAGTTGTTCCTGGAGGAGATAATTTAACATCAAGAGGATATTTAGTTCCTATATTAGATTTGGTAAAAGTATGATAGTAGCAAAAAAAACAAAAGAATTATTATCTAAAGCTATCAATTTAGTTGGTGGAGATAGACAAAGAGATTATGGTGATAAAGTAAAAAACCATGATAACATAGCTAAGTTATGGTCAGCATACTTAGATGTAAAAGTAGAAGCTCATGATGTAGCAATTATGATGGCGTTATTAAAAATGGCTCGAACTAAACTTGGTGCTGTTAGTGAAGATACATATATAGATATGGCGGCATATAGTGCTATAGCAGGAGAAATAAAATTTGAGGAAAAAAATGGAAAGCTACATATTAAGTAAAGATGACAGAGATGCTATCTTAAGATATCTTATGGGTAGACCTTATGGTGAAGTTACACAAGCAGTAAATGTGTTAATGAAATTACCTAAACTAGACCCAAAAATAAATCCATCGTTTGTACAATCAGATGATAAACCAAAGTCAAAATAAAAAAAGGGAGCGTAATGCTCCCCTTTTTGTAACTAAAGTATCTATTAATACTGATGGTAATTTAATTATTAATCATGAGTATCCTAATCCTAAAACAATAATTGAAAGATTAGATGATACCCACTACAAATATATAATATCTTCTATTGTAAAACACTGTATGTCTGAGTCTGTTAACTTTGATGAAAGATTAAATAAACTTCTTAAACAGTTGTAGTAGCTTCAAATAAAGCTTCACTTGTTTGGTTTATTAATGTATTAAATGCAACAGGCTGTGGTTTATTAAGTATTTCAAATACTTTTTCTTTATTTCTTATATCTATAATGTGAAATTTAGTGTCACCATATTTTTCAAATAAAAATTCAAAATCTATGTCATCTTTTCCATATGGCCCAAAATCATCTCCAACTTGTTCCGCACCTCTTTGTATATCTTCTGCTTCTCGTAAACGTTGTTCTATTACTCTATCTGGTGCACCAAATCCATAATCTCTCATATCAGCATTTTTAGTTACATCAAAACCAAATTTACTTGCAACATTTGGTAATGTATCATATACACCTTTAGAACCAGTTTTTTTCTGTATTGATTTTGTTGTTGGAATAACTATGTAATCAAATCCCATATCATATGCAGTTCTAATATCTGCCCATAATTTTTTCTTATACCAATCAGCATCTTTTTGCATCTTTGTCATTGTGCCATAAAATGGTGTTCCCTGTATAGCAGAAGCAGAAGGGATACCATCTGTTGTTGGTACAAAAGTATTACCCTCAAATCGACCTCCAGTGGCAGTTCCCTCGTCAACTACAGTGTCTGGTTTTGATGGTTGCATTTCTTCTATAAAATATGCTTTATCACCATCTGGATTTAATGGCCCTTTATTTATACGTCTTGCTGTAACTAAACTCCAAGATGCTAAATTTTTAGTATCTCTAAAATGTGAGTCTCCAAATTCTGGATATCCAGATAAATTATTATATGTTAATTTTACTTCCATGTATTTAGAATATGGATGGGAATCGTATGTTACTGCACCTCTACTTTCATAATTGCCAGGGTCTGGATTAGTTACCACATAAGGTCTTTTATCTCCCTCTAATACTTGTCTAAGAGTTGACTCTTGTCTTGCCGCATCTACTCTTTCGTTTACTTCAAATAAAATGTTTGAATTTTTATTTAAATTATTAATAGTTTGTTGCCAATTTGGCCCACTAATTTCACTTTGCATTAATTGAGTTACATAAGTATTCCATCCTGGAATATCTCCTAAAGTCATATTTTGTACAATAACATCTAAAGCAACCCCACCTGTAAATCTGTTTTCGGAGTTTACTAACATCTCTGCAGTTATTAATTCTCCATCTACTCTTGGAGGGTCTTTAACAAATCCATTGTTTATATCATTTCTATCTGGGTCAAAATGTTTTCTATTATTAAAATTTTCTAATAATTTATTTACCCATGTTTCTCCCAACATGTTATAACTTTGTGGTTTGTTTACACTTACATAAAAATTTGTTCTAGGGTCTTTAACATAAGCTAAAGCATACATAATTTTTTCTTTATATGCATCTAAATACATTCTTTTATTTAATTCTATAGGTATATTTCCTGCTGTTTTTGTTTTTACACCATTTGGTACAGCAAATCTAAATAATACTTCACCATCAGTAAATTCTTTTAATAAATCAGCTTCTGTTGCAGTGTAGCCTTCATTAAACATTCTACCTTCACCTGTTACAAACTTTAAATAATTTTCTGTTATATCAGCAATCATTCCATTTCCACTAGCTCTACGCATTATATCCCATTCAGTCATTGACATCATTAGTGGATGGCTTACGAGGTTGTGGCTTGGAACATCAACAACAGTTAAATCTCTATTTGCATACACTGAATTACTAGCAACATCGTTTGCATGATTTGCTAATTCATAATAATTTGCTAATAAATTATCTTTAGAAGCACTTAGTTCTTCCATTAATTCTATAGGTACATCTCTCATACCTATATCAATAGTAGCTGTTATTGGGTTATCATTTATATATTTTTGTACAGTAGTTTTATCTACATTTGTAACATTGTTTTCTTTTAACGTTGCTACATAATCATTAAATTTACTAAGTATCATTGGTCTCTGCATTTTCTTTACAGACATTACAGTTTCAATATCTTTTACTTTTACTTGTCCTGCATCATTTACAGGTAAAGAATCTAGTTGCATTTTTATAGGGTTATAAAAAGGTTCTTTTTTTAAATTTAAAGAGTCAGTTATAAGTTCTGTTGGTGTAGCCGCCGCACTTAAACTTTGTGCTTGAACAGGCATGATACCTTCTTTTACTCTCATTTGATTGGCAATAGCATTA